GTGATCCAAGATTAATCTTATGGGTCTCTCCACCATGATGTTCCTTCTTCTTACGCCATACTGTACCATTAATTGTAATAGAACGTACTGCTTCACCAGCATATCCAGGATTATCATCATAATCTATCTCTATTACAACTTCTCCACTACCTGTTATACTTCTACCATCACTTGAAAACTTTGCATTCCCAGACTTAATAATAAATTCAACATTAGCATCATCACCCTTACCATCTTTTAATTCAATTTTTGTATTATTATTTACTACTCTAATACTCGTATTTGTCTTATTTAATTCTGAGTATATAATTTGGTGAGAAGCAACCCCAGCAGGAATATTTTCAGTTACAGTAGTTGATTGTTGAGCAACTGCCCAATCAGCAGTATTAAATACCTTTTGATCTATAAATTTAAAGGTATTTTGCCTTTCATTAGACACCTGAACAGATACTGTATGATTCCCCTTACTCAAATAAACCTTTGTCGTATTTGGATCTTCAGTCTTAAAACTGTCAAGTTCAGAAATAGTCCGTCCATTAATTAAAACTTTACCTCTATTATCTCTTGTTCCCTTTACTCCATAATATCCATCATAATCTATAACTAATGGCCAGGAATTAGTAAATGTCGTACCACTACTCTCACTATTTTCAGTTGAAAAAGGAGGAACAGGAGATAGTGCATAACGATTCATAAACGCACTCCACCTCAAGTCACCACCAACTGGCCACCATTGCTGAGAAGCACCAGGAAATCTTGTAGTCCATGTAGGATTTCTAGGGCACCTACCCTCTCCAGTTTCCACTGGTTCTTGTGGAATAGGTGGCATAGGAGCATCAATTGTTAATGCAATACCCATTGGGTTTTGTTGCCATGATCTAGGAGCTACAACTTCCTCTATAGTATAAGCAGCTTTAACATTAACTGCCAAAGCCATTGGGTTAATCCCTTTCAAAGAAGCAGACACTTCATTAGATACTTTAGATAATATTAATTCAAAATCAAAACTATCTCCACCAGCATCAAACATTTCTATAGTTTTATCATTACGAAGATGTCTACCTTTACCCTGAGTAGCTCCTCCAATAATATTAATCCTATACCTATTTCCTGCACTAAAAACACCAGTTGCCCTTATAGTTTCGTTCTCTTTACTTAAATTTCTCTTCAATTTTACCATGCCACTATCACTCTGGATTTGCACTTCTTTCGCAGCAAATCCAGAACTTGGTCTATCAGATGCTTTTGCCGTAAAAGCAATTTTTGCCGACCCACTACCTGCAACATCAAGATAAAAATTATTACCACTCTTAATAAACTTTGGATTCACATTACCCCGTGCTGTTGGTGCTCCAGGAATTGGGGCAAATCCAAATCTACCACCAGGAATTTGTTCCAGGTCTGCAATAAGCTGATAAGTTCCTTTCTTAAACGCCCTCACATATGTACTTGGTCCTGTACTATTACTAGTACCTGGAGAAAATCCTTCTTTTCTTATCCGAACTTCATCTCCATCTTTCTTAAAGGTGAGATTTACATTATCATCTACAGCAACTTCAATACTATAATTACCATCAAAAGGAAATTTAACATTGTTCCATACAATTTTATGACTTCCTGCATATGGATTATCATTCAACATCTGGTTGGTGTCAAAAGGGCATACACCATTCTCGTTTATAAATCCACCTCTACTATAAACATTAGTTCTCCATAATTGCCTATTTGCTTTACCAATCCATTCAACAGTATTAAATACATTTTGAATTTGAATTCCATCAGTAACAGGTGAATCGGAAGAAACAACTCTTGGTGCAGCTGCAACAGGATCACCTTGCATTTTAACAATATGGGTTTCACTACCATTTGTTGCTTGAGTTACAGTCCAATTAATTCCATTAATAACAACTCCTTGTATTGCTCTTCCAGATTTTTTAGGATTATCCTTCCATGTTAAATTTACTGAAACATCTCCTTCACCATATAATAACTTACCATTATCAGAAAACTTTGCATTTTTTCCACTACAAGTCAACGTTGCATTAGTATCCCAACCATTTTCTGGATTATCATCAAACTGAAGTGTTGTATCATTAATAAAACGAGGATTGAGTTTGAAAGCAGATTTCATAGCAATATATGAAATAGGATAAGAGATTACCATTCCTACAGTTGCTTTTTCCTGAACCAATATCTTCTCTTTGACAGGAAGATTAGAAAGATCAACCCGTATCTTATGAACTCCTGCCTTTATATATTTCTTTTTAGTAAATGGTTCTGAACCCCAGCTCTTATGAGTAGACCATTCAACATATTCACGCTGAACCTTATTATTAAACCCAGATGTCTGAAGATCCCACATTAAAACATTATCAAGATACACTCTTGCAGTATTATCTCTTAAAGCTTTAAATACATATTGTCCATCATAAGGGAAATCTTCTTCCCACATAAAAGTATAAAGAGATCCTGCATGGTCACTTCCAGGAACATTTGAGGGAGAAACTGGAGATATTGCGTAAGTATTAAGCCAAGGAGACCATCCCATATGAGTAACATCCCACTTTGTTCTCTTTGTAAATCCATCTTCAGAAGATGTTATACTAAGAGGAATCTGATTTCTTGTAGTCCACCAAGGATTAATTCCTCTTGCAAGATAATCTTGATATTCCTGTATCTCTGCACGAATAGGATCTTTAGATAAATTTGCAAATATTGTAGGATCCCATTTACCCAAAGGTTTTCCAGACGGAGAATACCTAACCCCATAATCCTTTAAGTTTACTGGAGAACATGTAGTAAAATCATACTCTTCATAATCATCTTCTTGATCATAAGTAATATAAGTTGTTGCTACTGGATCACAAAGATTACCTCGTATAATTGCACCCGCACCCCTACCCAATCCATCTCTTAACTCAAATTGAGGAGCACTATGATATCCATATCCATGCCTAACCATATCAATGGCAAGTAAAGAACCATCATTACCAATTACTGGATTTGCTTGAGCACCAACTCCACCTCCACCATAAATCACAATATGTGGAGGCATTGGATCATCTAAATTTAATTTTGGACCTTCACAAGATGAACCAGCAGATTTTGGTACAAGTTCATTAGGATTTAGTGAATTAACCTCATTAATATTTAAATATCTGATTACATCTCTTGTTTTAAAAATAAAAGTCGTACCAGGATCTAATTGAGCATGTTTATTAGCATCATAAACACTTAAATTATCTACATATCCTCTTGTGGTTGATATATAACCAACCCTAATATCACACCTGGATGAAGGTCCGAAAATATTAAATGTAGGATTATTAGCAGGCATTGTATATTTTTACTATATCTTAATAGTCGTGGTATTATTTATCAGGTCGTACCAAGTATTTGGTCCGGTGGATCGACAGGTTGAACCCATTGAGTCCCCATACCAATACTACCAGTAAATGGATTATTAGCTTGTTCAGCAATTGATTGAGGACTTGCTTGTTGAGAATCTGAATGAGATGACCCTCCCTGACCAATACTCCAGTACAAAGCACTTGTCCAATCTGGAGATAACTCACATCCATACACATTCAATGAAAAATTAGTGAATGAAAGTGCTGAACCTATACTTCCTGCAATATCACCAGGAAGAGACAATATATCCTCAAATTCATCAGTCAATCCTGCCAATTCTTCTTGAATATCTGATACAAAGGCATTTATATTATCAAGAATAGCATTATTAGCATCATTAATATTTTGTTTATTTGCAGCAATCACTTTACCTACTAAATCTTCAGCATAACATACTGGAACTTCTGGTACTGTTGTATTTTCATCATCAATCGATTCTTCTGCCCTTTCTTTTAACCCCTCCAAATCAAACGCATCCTTTAAAATACCTGCTATCATCTCACACATACCCTTCATCATTTTATTATAGAGACATAAAATCAATTCCGTAATAATCTCTTTAATATCACCAAACATATATCTCATAGTAGAAGGTATAGAGGATACTATAGGTGCTAATGTCTTATTCAACAACTTAAGAGTATATTCCATAACCTTATCAAGAATTATTTTCATATACTTAGCAATTTCACATGCTATTTTTTCTAACATACCTTCTATATCTTCTAATGTAGAAATAACCGCACCGACTGCAGCAGAATAAGAAGTTATTGTACTTACCCATCCATCAATATAATTAATAAGATTGTCAAGTGCTGTTTGTATAGCACTCATTGCCGACCCAGGAACATCATGAGGATTTAAAATTGAATGCAATACCCCTTGTTCTATTAATTTCTTTTTAGTATCAACAGTCTGCTGATGCGGTGCAGCAGGAGTTTCATTAGTTGTACTATTATCTTTTACAAGAGATGTATCACCATCCGCTGGTTTTGGGTCTTCTTCTTTCGGTGCTCGCTTATATCCACTTTGGTTTATAGAACCAGGACTATTATTATTGACCTTTTCTGCCTCAGCTGAACCAATGCGGGGTTTTGGTGTTTGAGCATTATTACCAAGTACTCCCATAATAACAGGAATTTGCTGTTCCTGTTGATCCATAAAAAATCCAAACACCATATTCCCTTGTCTAAGGGCTGGTGTAGCAAATGCTCCTGCTTGACCTCCTCCTGCAGTAACAGGATACATTACCTGGGCCCAAGGAAGTTGTTCTGATGGGATGGATTCCTCACCCCAATCATGAACACCAATTATTCTTACCTTATACCTAAATCCCCACCCCTGTACATCACTTGGATCACTATATACCGCAGGATTAATATTATCTCGCCAGGTATCCTCATCAGGAATCTGACCTACCCACCAATTAAAATTTCCTCCTAAGAATCCAGGATTGAATAATGAATTAGCTTCCATAAGTTATCACTCGTCGTATACTCTGCACTCAAATGCATCTGGATGATTCTCACAATATAATTCTAATTTTGTATCTTCATGTCTTGTATGAAAATCATTGATCTTACCTTCATTAGGAAGAACTTCATCATTCCTATGATACTCAGCATAATATGCATGTGAGTTTTCCAAATCTTCTTTGGTATATTCTAACATACCATGATTAATATGTTCCTTCTTGTCCTTTGGGTCAATATAAACCTCATGTTCCAAATCGTGTGTCATACTTCTAATTCCGTACTTTAATATTTATGATACAATAGATGATGAAGAATGATTACCTTTTCTTCCAAAGGAATCCCTCACCAAATTCATTTTAGTCCATGTTCCCTTATTGTCAAGAAAATGAACCAAATCTGATATCAAATAAAGACCACCATGTTGCTTATCAATATCATCATTCTTTGTATCGGTTTTGAGATCTGGACCATCAATAAAAAGAGTATCTCCAGCATGTAAAGAAAAATCTCCTGCTATAGTAACAGTAGTTTCTGATGAATATAACTGATTATATCTTCTTATTGCCTGATTTTCTATCTGAGCATAATCAAAATTATCTTCTTTTGATTTTTTAAGTTGTTCTTCTGCTTTATTACCAGTATTAAGTGTTCCAGTATCTGTTACATAATAAGTTGTTCTTGTATAGTTTTTACCCATACCTTCACAATTTAATTCTTCATTCATTTTAGGCAATTCCTTTCCTGCAGTATCTACTTCCATACTATCTGCTTCTGTATTTTTCACTTGATAAAAACCATTAAAAGGATTAAATGTAATAATACGAGTAGATTGAAAACCCATCTTAAATCTTTGCTGTACGTTTATCTTATTGTCCTTTATAAATTCAATAGCCTTTACATGATATCCTGCAGGCATATCTTTATCCACAGTATCATTAAATACGATTGATTTTTTTCTTGGGTTCTTTTCTTCATCCAATAAACTATCAATAGATTTAAAATGAAATCCTTTTGAGGTCTCCCAGAAGAAGAATCCTGCAGATTTTCCCATCTTACCTGTAGGTACTGATTTTTTAGATAACCAATCAAGAATATACATTGGTTTCCTATTAGAAGGAATAAAATTAAAATTATTATCAGTATCTTCTATATCAAGTTTTTTTGTTGTTTTAAGATATTCTGAAAAGATTTTACGAATACTACCAGATATCTTACCATCCATTCTCTTAACAACTCTTGTGCCACCCCTTTCATTCATAATAAACTCTTTAGATACAAGATCTAATGAAATCATAGATTTTCTACTATCACCAGTAATAGGAGTAACCTTATTTACAAATAAACTTAACTCATTTCCAGTTCCATGAGCACCACCAATAGTTACCCCATTATTATCAGTAAACCTAATTCCACACTTTTCACTACCAACAATAGGCAATCCTTCCATTACTGATTTATTATTAGTTGCCTCACTTGGTACAACTCCACTATCAGCATATATCACATTTACCCTAACAGTATTCTGCCTTATACTTTCATAATAAGACATCTCAACAATACCACCTGTGATACCTACTTCTTTTTTTGTTTTATTTGAGACAATCTGAAAATCATTGATTGTAGATGCTAATGCATTTTCAGATGAAACTGTTTCTTGTGTCTTTTCTGCCATTTTTATCTATCTCTCATTACTATTTACGCATTTAATCCAAGGGATGAGAATGGATCATTTCCTCCTCCCCCAC